GATAAAATCTTGCTTTATACAGCTTTGAAAAGAATCGTCAAAAATCGGGAGCATTAAAAAATCACTTTCGCCCATGTTTATCCCGCCTTTCTTATGCCTTTGGAACAAAGGACCATGCTTTCACTGTGTTGTCGCCGGGATAAGGGAACTTCTCAAAAACCAGTTCGTTAAGGTTATAGAGACCGATAAACCTTGTTAGTGTTGAGCTGTTATCCTTTGTTAAAGGAAGAGTGAACTTGAATTTTTTGCTTTGCGGAGTCACTGTCCAAGAACCAAAACCATCAATTTCGTCTGGGTATAAAAGCATGTGGCGAGTCTCTGGCGATATATAAACAGTGACTTGTTTTGAACCTCTGAAAATCTTCTGATACGCTCTTGCAGACATCGTTACGCAAAGCCTGAACACGTCATCGCTTTTGTGCTTGTTTATTTTTATGTCAGCCTTTTCGATGCCTTTTCTTCCTCGCTGAGGAACTATAAAACCAGAAAAATCATCAGAAGGTTCATCAGAGTCTTCTCCAAATGTAATTGAACTATCAGGAAGAAGATGCTCTGGCTCCTGATAGCCGATCATCATGTCGAGATATTCAAACACCTTGAAAGTGTCACTTTTGGTAAATTTGCGGTTCTGTTTCTTTTCGGGATTAAACGCGTCTTCCAAGCCTATTCTGTTGATAACAAGACAAACCGCAGAAATTGCTGATGGAAGGTTTTTGTAGATGCCATAGCGATTAAACGCTATTTCACCCATTTCTGTTGCGGTGAAATAATCTTTTACTAAGTTCATTTGTCATCCTGCCTTTCTTTTAAACTGTGCATCGAAGTCACCACTAACCTCGATGTTGTGTTGTTTGACGAGAACTGCGTTCCAGATGGCACGCTTCTCTTTTTCTGTGAACTCCTGATGACCGTAGAGGCACCGGTAGAGTCTGGATCGGCTGATGTTCGTCTCGTTGCTCATCTCTTCGCAGGTCTTGAACCATCTGCCGAGTTGCGGGTAAAGGTTGTAGCCTCTCATACCTTCGCCTCCTTTGTCGCCTCTGACTTGACACACTCGCTAAAAAAAATACTGTCTCGCTCTTCTTTTGTCATGTGTAAAGCCTGTGCGATCGTTCGTGCATCTGTGATGCTGATGGCGCTCTTCCCGTTTATCTTCTGGGATGCCGCCTGTCTTGAAATACCAAGTATTTCAGCGAGCTTGGTAACCTCAAGACCTCGTTCCGCCATGAGCCCTTTTAGCCTGGCATAATCTATCATGCTTTAACCTCCTTTCGTGTTATCGTGTCAAGTCTTGCTTGACAGTTAAACCTTAACAATGATTTGTTGATGTGTCAAGGACAAATTGACATTTGTCGTGTGATGTTGCACATTTGTAATAATTTGCATACAATAAGGGCGGAGGTAAGATATGGAAGAAGAAAGATTAAAGACGTTAGGTCAATATATAAGGATGCTCCGCGAGTCGGCAGGACTTTCCCAGGAAGAACTCGCCAAGAAGTCAGGCTTTGCAGGTAGAGCTGCGATCAGTGCTATCGAAAAAGGCAAAAACAATATATCAGTCGACAAACTTCCGTCGCTCGCTCTGGCACTCAATACCACTCCCGGAGCGCTCATGGACATGCTCGTTGATGTGGAGCCCTTAGCAGATGCAAGCTCTATAACAAACGGACTCAGCGACGAGAGCCTGGCTAAACTGATCAGCTATGCGGAATATTTAAGAGCCACGCAGGAGAAATAATATGAACACACCACGCTGGGATGGACAGAGATGGCGCATCAGAGTGATGAGAGAAGGGAAAAAGTATTCCTTCTCTTCTGCTACGCCCGGACCTAAAGGCAGGAAGGAAGTTATACAAAAGTACGATGAATGGTACTATGGCGAGGCGAGCGGAGAGAAGACCGTCGGCCGTGTGGCTGACGAGTTCCTGAAAGACGTCGCTGCACGGTGCGGATCTGACTCTCCATCCTATGAACAGTACGAGTGCTATATAAGGAACTACATCGCTCCCAGATGCGCGCAAAAGAAAATATGTAAAATGACACTCAGGGACTGGCAGAACGTCATCAACGAAGCCACAGGCGAGAATAAGCCGTTGTCCGAGAAGACACTGCGCAACCTGCGCGGGATCATCATGGGCATCATCAAGTTCGGTTACCAGGACTACCAGTGCGAGCTACCTCGTGGCGATCTCTACATACCAAAAGGACATTCCAAAAAGGAAAAGGAAGTCTTGCAGAGAGAAGACGTCAAGCGTCTGCTCGAACCATCGAATCTCTGGTATCATCCGCTCTTCTGCTTCCTGCTTCTGACAGGAATGCGACCGGGCGAAGCTCTCGGTCTTCAGGTCGGTGATGTGGAGAGCGATCGTGTGATCATCCGCAGAGCCGTCAATGCTCGTGGAAAGATTACCGAGGGCAAGAACGAGAACGCGCGCAGGATCGTGCCGATCGACGAGCTGGCGAAGGGGATCCTCCGAAAGACGATCCAGCGCAACGAGGACTATAATCTCCGGACCGAGTGGATATTCTGCTCCCCTGACGGTTCCCAGGGCAAACAGAACGGCATGAGGAAGCACTGGATAAAGCTCAAGGAGCAGCGCGGCCTTCCCGGTTCCGTGTACTCGCTCCGCCACACGTTCATAACCATGATGAAGAACGTCATGCCCGAGCAGATGATCAAGGACATTGTGGGCCACGCGGTCAGCATGGACACGTTCGGCACGTATGGCCACATCCTGAACGATGAAACGCGTCAGGCAGCAGAGATCATCAACCTGACTTTCGGGCAAAATCTCGGGCAAAATGAGTCCGCAAGTGGTGGACAAAAGGTTGAATAAAAGTTGAAAAGGCCCTAAATCACGGACAGTTTGTATCTGTGGAAACAGACGTACAGGAGTTCAAGTCCCGTATGCTCCACCAATAGACCGCTTGATTTCATTGTGTTTCAAGCGGTTTTCGTTTTTCTTCGGGCAAATTTCGGGCAAAAGAAAAGCCCCCGACATCAGTCGGGGGTTTTCCTTGCTTTAGGAGGTTCTAACGCGCTGCTGCTGCGCTTGAACTCATTTGTAATACGGGAGTCCGTAGCCGAGGACATACTTGTATGTCTTGTAGTTGAACTTACGAGCTCCAACCTTGTTGGACTTGTTGCCCTCGTAGACAGTGACCGTAGATCCGGACACGGCTGTCACGAGTCCCGTGTGTGTCGGCTTGCCCTTGCCCTTGAAGTCATAAAAGACCTGATAGCCGACAGCGGGCTTGATGCCCTTCTTTTTCCATCTCTTCTTTGACTTGTACCAGTTCATCGCCTGAAGACATCCGCTCGTCTTGGAGTAGGACTTGACGGACTTAGTCTGGTAAAAGCACGAGACGACTGTGATCTGGCACCACGGGCACGTCTTGACGTTGAGCTTGCGCCCCGTCAGTTTGTTGTACGGCTTCATGATGTACTTCTGGGCCTTGCCGTTAGATTCCGAGTAGCCGTTCCATGACTTGATCTTGGCAACGGCTGTTGAGGCGGGCATTACACGCCCTCCGTCTCTTCGTCCTTGATGTCCTCGTCGGTCTCGGTCTCATAGAACTCTTCAAGGGACTCTTCCCTTGCGATCGTAGCCTGGGAGACTCCGATCAGAGCGCCGATGAACACGCCGACAGCATTGATGGTTATAACAAGTGCCTTGATGAGACCTGCATCAACGCCCCAGACAGGGAGAACAGTTGCGAGAAGGACCGCAAGAGCCGGGAAGAAGATGAGTCCGAGCCACTTGAGAACGTCATAAAGTTTGTTGTTGAGTTTCATTTGTGGTTTTCCTCCTTTGATGAAATATAAAAGAGGACTGCCATCGCAAGAGTGAAGATCCCTGCGATGGCTGCCTCGATTATCTTGGTAAACATGAGACTTAGATTTTGCCTTCTTTGGTCAGAGCCTCGAAGGTCTCCTTGATGTGCTTGTTAGCGGTCATCGTGTAGGAGTTTTTGAAGTCTGGGTGTGTCTCACAATATCGCTCATATGTATCGCAGTCATCCAACTGCTGACGGAAGTATTCCGCCGAGTGATGGATGCCGTTCTTCAGCTCGTCCGAGAAGCGCAGGATGTGGGTACGAGCGAGGACCGCTTGATTCTCGTCCATCTTGTCCGAGAGGCGCCCAAGTTCTTTCGCCATTCCCTTCTTGTTGTCCCGTCTTGCGATGAGGAACTGCAAGAACGAAAAGAACGCATTACTGCCGAGGATGGCGAGGATGATTTTTACCGTATCTCCGTCCATATTACGCCCCCGCTTTCAGATATTTAACTTCCGTTTTCCCGCAGTCCGCAAAGACGTTATTCTCGCCAACCAAAGCCGAAATGTCTTCGGGCGTGAGGTCTATGTCGCTACCGTAATCGTCAAGGCTGACTACTTGTGAACCTGTTGGCGGTGTTGTGCCTTCAACGTATGTGGCTTCACTTGATAACCACCTACCCGATAATGTTTCACCATTATAAGACGGATATTCAATACACGGTTTTAACTTCCCCCTCGTAACATCAAGCACGCCACCGTAAACTGTTTGACCGAAGGCGACGGTGTAGGTGTTGCCCGTGTAGGGGCGGTAGGTTGTTACTTCGTTGCCTAATTCAACTTGCGGTTTAACAACTCCGCTAACTGCTTCGTTAGTATATCGTTTGATTACAATTCTGATATTATCAACGTCAGTATAACTTGTTAAATCAACAGTAACGCTACTAATTATACCAGCTATGACTTGGTATAGTACGTTGTTATCCGCATCTCGTAATTCAATATTATCCCATGCTATATTAGTTGAAGATGCTATTCCGCTGATAGTAACAACACCCATGCGGTTATTTACTTTTGCTATTCCAACTTCTAAACTTGTGTAGCCCGTAGCATTACCTGATACAGTTATTGTTCCGTCAGCATTGACAATCCAATCAACACCCGCCTCGCTTTTGCTTGTTGCCGTTGTTTGAAACAAATTCACACCGCACCTTGTTATTTTTGCCTCGGTAAAGCCGTTTACTGGAATAGGACTGTCGGGTGTACCGTTTCCGCCCGTGGCTTCTATATCAACAATAACCGACTGCAAAGGTTCGGGGAGCGTGGTCTCGAACGTGCAAATGTCAGCGGGGCCGACTGTGACGATGCGGACGTTCTTGCCGTCATACGGATCGCGCTGGACCAGCAGTGCAAAGTTCTTGCTTCCGATGTCAAAGCCGTCGCTATCCTTGA